CCTTCAAGACACGTAGGGCTTCGTCCCTAGCACCCTTTGCATGTTCTACTTTACCTTTCAGATCCTCGACTCGCTTCTTCAGTCTCTCTAAGTCTTTGATACTTGTCATAGCTACTCCCTTCCGAGCGCTTGCAGAATCAGGCACCTAACATCGTTGTTGACCTGTTTTCTATTCAACGCAAACTCGATAGCATCGATGAAATCAAACTGCTTGAGTTGTAAGTCGGACAGACCTGCAAGGAAATCCTCCAGGTCATGTACCCGCAACGCTTTCCTCAGTCCCTCCTCTTCCTCAGCTAGTGTCGTAAACTTCTCGTGGCTTGTTTTGATCTTGTGCAATAGTATTTTCCTACTTGCGCACAATAATCCTATCTGTGGTTCGTAGTCTACCTCATCCGATTTGCGTCTCATGAAACCCCCACAGTTCAGCACGTTGACTCCATTAACGTCAACGAGGAACCCTTTGTGGTTGTCTCCAATAATGACCGCATCCCATGTGTCGAAGAAGTCTGCGCTCCAGTTCCCAATGCTCTGTCTGTCAGCAGCTCCAGGGTAGCGATGCTTGTCCGTCCAGAAGTATTCATGGACCACAGCCACATGAAGCTTCTTTGAAACGAGTTCCTCCTTTGCTTGCAGAGGGGTTCCCCAAGGAAATCCATGGATTACCAGGTTCGGTGCAATTTCTAGAGGCAATCCAGGAAGGACGGGAGTAATCTTATCGGTCAAGCACATCGTCCAGAAGGCTGATTTCTTGATCAGGTCGATATTGTGTAAGGGGAGATCATGTTGTCCTGGAATGGCAAACATCTCGGGCAGACAGTTCAAGGCGAAGTTGATCAGCTCGGGCTCCGCCCTCCAATGATCGAAGACGTCACCAGCACAGATAATCGGAGCATCATACCTGGTAGCCAAAGCCCTCAGTTCCTCCAAGGGCCTTGCCATTGCCTCGAACCAGTCCTTCTCCTTCCGCCTTGCTCGAGGCGGCTTTGAAGAAAGATGGATGTCGGAACAACAGATGCCTATCACCTGGTCCTGATCTTGCTTCCGCATAGGGGACACCGATCTCCCATTGCTTTTTTCAACTCGCTCTTTGCGTTTGAGAGTTCGCTTCTTCGCTGGCATATCGACAGATCTCCTTCCTGCAGCTGTGTGATGAGGACTGCTAGTGCTCTCTTTCTGATGGTCTTGTCCCTACATTCGTGCGCCTTTGCCTCCAATGTGGCCAGGGATGGTGGTACCGACTGGTTTGCTAGGGCTGCTAACCCCGTGAGGCCCTTTACTTTACCCTTCAAATCTGCTGTCCGTGTCGCACACGACTCCCACGTCTCTCCAAGATCCCGAACCTTTGTCAGGCCCTTGTAGGCCCTGGTGAGAGATGTAGATTTTTCATCGTATTTTTCAACCTGTTGTATGAGCATTTCTAGCCTGGTCTTATCTGCAGCCTTGGCAACGTGACTGTCGTACAAGGTCTCTACCTGACACATCTGTTCGTCTGCCTTCTTGATCCATCGCAATCCCTTGCCTTTTTCCTTCAACTCGTCTCGTCTCTCGCTGATCACTTCGACAGCCGAACGAGCCTTCCTGATAGTCGAATCGATGGCGGACAGTGCTGAGTCAATCGCTCCTAAGTCTACAATCTGGTTGAGCTGTCTGCTAACCTCTCCCGCCGTTTCTGAGAACCAAAACGGTGCATCATGTTGTCCTTGGAAATTTATGGGCCCTACATTAAGCGCAGCAGCAACATCTGGCGGCACGTCATTCCCAAAAGCTTTGAACTCCTGGCCATCCAGTCTATATATATTCTCTGACGCACTTCGGTAGCGATCTACTTGGTGCCCCTCAAAGTTTAAGCAGACCAGCACATCCTTCTCACCGTCCTTGATGAAAGCGTCTCCTTTTGGTTCATTCGTCATGTTCCACCAGAGGGCTCTTAGGATGGAAGACTTACCTGCATCTGTAGGTCCGACGATGGAGGTGATAGTAGGTCCTAGTTCAATCCGCAAGAGACCATGGGGTTGGAATTTGGATATGGTCAGTGTTTCAAGCACTTCTTTTTCCTTTCAGAATACCCATCAATTCAGTAGTTAGTTGTCCTGCCTTACTATTCTCGTAATGCCACCTTCTATGACAACGGAAACAAAGCACGTCACACTTTTCGATTTCAGCCATGATCTGTTTCTCTGACTTCCTGTCCCGTAGTCCTTCATGTATCCAAAACTTGTGTTCTTGTCCAGGGCGGTGGTGGAACAGCAATTTTTCGGGATCACTTTCTCCACATTCTTTGCACTTGCGTTCTTCTTTGATTCTGCGAACCTTGTCCCTAATCTCATTTCGTCTTTGTGCCCGTCTTTGTGGAGTAGAAGGCATTTGAAAGATTCTTTGTTCTACCCTACTCTTTTTCTCAATAACTCTGTCACAGATGAAGGGTGTACGCTTTCTAAGAAGGTCTCCAGTTTACAGGCGAAAACTTTGAGACATGGTCCATTCTTCAATTCGATCTCTGCCCTTATGTACGGTTTAGGAAGATGGTTTCCTTGTTTTACCATCCACGCTATTATCCAGGGAGGAAGGAAGACAATCGCCTCTCTCCTATCCCTCCTCCAGATAACCATCCATGCTAAGGACCTGGCATTCTCAGTATCCTGTCTAACTTGATGAAAGAATGTTTCCCATAGTTGCTCAGCGGCCTTTTCTCTCTTGTCTAGCATGTCAGCGAAACTTGTATGGTTATATCCTCTCTTGAGTTCAATGGTGAATACATCTAGGAGAGGTTGGCCTTCTGGATCGGTAGCCTGCACATCGCCATACTGACCAAATGTGTTTTTGCCTACCTTGCTCCTTGTCTTAGCCATGGCTCCGGAGTTCGCTGACCGCCAGAAGAGATCATCTCTTTCCTCTCCACTCCACCATAGCGACAAGAGTCGACAGACTTCCCGTTCATATGCTGCGCCTTTTCCTCCCATGCCTTCTCCTCCTTGGCTTCCTGATATCCCACTGTTCACTGAAGAAACGATTCCACTTTGATCTCCCAGGGTCCTCCAGGTAGGACAAGATTCCATACTCCTCACAGAAAGAGAAGAAGGCGGAGGGGTTGTATACTGGAGGTCTTATGTTCACGGGCTTGGTCTTTTGGTGAGGAAGGACCGTGAGGGATTTCCAGTAGGACAGAGAGCCTGACGTAAGCGCACGGTCGATTGCCTTATAGCGTTTGTAGTGAGTAGGGAGCTCTCCACGGATGAAGGCAATAGCGCTCTTCTCAGACACACCTGAGATCCCTGGTACACCGTCAGAGGAACATCCTCCCATTGCCTTCACCTTTCCCCAGTCATCTGGATGGACTCCCTTCAGACGTCGAAATGATGTAGGGTTATGTCGGATCCCTCTTTGTGGGTCATACCAGCAAACATCCTCATTGATGCTCTGGTACAAATCCCCATCGCTTGTGATGATGACTCCCTTCTCCTTCCTCCTGCCTAGTTCCCCAGCCGTCCAGGCAATCAGGTCGTCGCTCTCCAATCCTTTCTGTCCGTAAACAGGGAATCCTATAGCAGGAAGAATGTCCCTCCGAAGGTAGTCCACTTGGTGGTACATGATAGAGATCTGTTCCTTTTCTTCCTCTGTTCTGTTCTCCTTCCGCTTTCGTTTGTAGTCGGGAAAGACCTTCATCCTGTACGACCTGCGCGAATCGCCAAACAACAACACCTTGTTCGACTGTATCCACTGGGTTTGACAGATAGAAAGCAACTGATCGAAGAAACCGAACAGGATCCCCGTCGGGATATCTTCCATCACCATACCCCGGAGAGAGTGTCTGGCTCTGTGAGCCAGGTAAGATATATCAACCAGGATCCACATCATCGTACCTCTTCGGTCTATTCAGGCAGGTGTCTTGTTGGATCTCTTTCCAGCACCGTCCTGTTATCCTTTGGAGTTGTCGCATCAGTTTGTTTTCCTCGATGTAAGCGATAAGCTTCTCACGGGTACAGGTCACCTTGAACTCTGTTGCCATGATGGACTGCTTGTTCTTCTTCCACCACCCTTCTGATACCAGAAAGTCGACACACCCTCCAATATCATCGATCCCATAGGATGGGTAGATGTCTATGATGGCTCCATCGTTGAGAAGCCCAGTAACCCGGTTCTTCTTCAGGACGGCTTTGGCATGGATACCAATCTTCCGATCCTTTCCTCTCACCTTCTTCTTGATAGCACCTGCTAGAGAGGTCCAGATCTCTAATGCTGCATAGAACCTCAGTGCCTTCCCTCCACTGACGGACTTCTTCTCAAATCCCATTCCTAGATTTTCTCTCGTCTGGGAGATGATTATGAGGATGGAGTCCGTATCCCGCAGTCCATTCTTGACCACCCGAACTCCTGAGCTGTTCTTCTTGGCCTTACCATCCCCATAGGATCCAGCAGTAATCCGTCCTCTTCTGTAGGCATCCTTCTGCTCTTCGAATTTGTCCTGTTCTGCTTCGCTGGACAACCCATCCATGCTATCAAGAACGTAAATGAATGGATGCCCATTAGGCTTCCTTGCCTCTTTGATCGCGTCGTCTATGTGGTAGTAGAACTCCTCGATGGTGGAGGAGAACACAGGCTCCCCGTTCTCGTCCTTCGCTGGAGGACTGATCTTGCTCGCAGTCTTGTTTCCGAAGAGGCGTGGGATGTCCATCATACATCCTCCCTCGACATCATCGTAGATCAATCGGTAGTGACGGAAATTGATGTCTCTGATCGCCTCAGCAAAGCAGGTTAAGGACAGGAATGTCTTCCCACTAGTAGAGTCTCCAACGAACCAAACATACCTCCCTTTCGGAAAGGCTCCGAATGGATTGTTCGTGCAGGCGAGGTTGAGTAGGGTTGATCCGCTGGAGAGCAGGTCAGGCTTGCTCTCCTTTACCACCCGACGCTTCTTCCTCTTTCCTGCAGCCAATACCTTTTTTGCGTCGTTTGCCATCATCCCTCCAAAGTGAAACAGACGGGGCAGATTGTCTCCGCCCCGCCTGTCCTGAATGATTGTCTTCTACTACTTGCTAGAGCGGCGTTTGAGAGACCGCTTCTTCGTTGTCCCAGTCTTCTTTTTGGTTGCGCTTGTTTTCTTCTGCAGGATTCCTGTTCCATTACAAGGTGCGCAAGGACGTCCCTTTGAGTTCTTCCCAGTTCCTTGGCAAGCCTTGCAAACGGGCCCGCTCGCCTTCTTCTTTGTCGCCTTCTTCTTTGTCGCCTTCTTCTTTGGCGGCGGTTCAGCTTCAGGATCCTCCTCTTCTACCTCTTCCTCATCATCCCATTCTTCCTCATCATCCCATTCGTCGTCATCATCCCATTCGTCGTCGTCTACCGCTTCCTCCTCAGGTTCAGGATCCTCCTCTTCTACTTCTTCCTCCTCTTCTACTTCTTCCTCATCATCCCATTCGTCGTCATCATCCCATTCTTCCTCATCATCCCATTCGTCGTCATCATCCCATTCGTCGTCGTCTACCGCTTCCTCCTCAGGTTCAGGTTCAGGTTCAGGTTCCGACTTTGACTTTTTCGTCTTACGCTTCTCCTTTGGCTCCTCTTCTCCTCCCTCCTCGAGGAACATCGCTTTCAGGTCATCGTACTCCATCACGACGAACATCTCATCAAGGTTAACAGTCCGTCCGAGGATCTCATCCTCATCCATCTCATCCCTGGGCTGGAAGTCGAACCTGGTCGCAGCGATGTACTTGCGTCCTTCGAAGTCCTCATTAGAGAACCTGACCTTCAATGTCCTGCCATCCTCATTGACATCCCAGAAGTTATAGAGGTCTTTTTCTGCCTCCCCTAACTCCTTCACAAGATTGTCGTCAAATTTCCCTACGGACATCGCCAGGATGGCTATCCCATCATCATCATCCGGGTTGATGATATTGAACGCCGCCCACTTCTGTCCCATGAGACTTCTGATGATCTTTTCATTCTCGTCCCAGTCCTTCCGAAGTACTTTCACCTCTTCGCAGATAGGACAAGGCTTCCCGACCGATGTAGGACAGACAATTGACTCTCCGCTTGGCCCTACATCGTAGTGGATTCTGAAGTGACGTCTGTACCAGATCACGCCAGGGTCGCAGTCGGGAACAAGGAGTCCTTTTTTGTTGAAGGAGAAGTGGTTCGTCGTGATGTAAGGGACAATGTCCAACAGGGCCGTCCCTGCCTTCTCCGGTGCCCAGGTATCAACCCCGACAGGAAGATTGAACCAGTTCCCTCCACCGCCGGAGGATGCTACAGTCTTTTGTCTCACCTCGTCTCTGGAAAGCCTCCGCCTTTTCTTCTTATCCTTCCTTCTTGCCATTGGTACTCACCTTTCTGTTGTCGATTGTCTCTCTGTAATCGCCCAAGGTTCGGATGACTGCTCTACCAGCCATTCTGACAGCGACATAGATCCAAAACAGGGAAAACAATACCAGTCCCAGCCATGACAAACCCCTGAGCACATCATCCATTGCTGGTGCCTCCTTTCTTTCTCCTTCGTGTCTTCTTCTTCACCTCTTCATCTCGTCCTCCTTTCACCTCGTTCCAAGCTTCAACCAAGTTCCGCGGGACAGAGGGACCAGCGAAATATTGCTGCCCATGGAGAGTGACTAGGATCTCTATCATTCTCTTCCTCTGTTCCATCGCTTCGACCGCTTTGTCCAGTAACGCTGAAGCCGCCTTCTTCTCGATCCATTCATCGTATGCCTCCCTGTACTCGATGGAGGCCTTGACGGCGGTGTCGATCGCACCCTCGGTCGCTTTGCTGAGCCCAAAGGACCCAGGGTCCCTTCGGGCCTTGATGGATGTGTCTGTGACAGTCACTTCCAGATGGAACTTTGCGTAATCTGCATCCTTTCTAGCTTCGACTGCCTTCTCCGCCCACTTGAAGAACAGTTCCCCTTGTAGGCCAGCCTCCACATCCAACTTCGCTGGGTCAATCGCTAGGTCCTTTTCGAAATCGTTGCTCATACATTACCTCCCTTTAACGTATTATCCTCGATGACCTATTTGCCTATCACATCGTAACACGCAAGTGCCAGTCCTGCCGCTTTTGAATCGTAGAAGTGATCGGCGAAGGTGTCGATGATAACTGCTGCTCGTTCCTGCGTCGCCTTATTATTCCCAAGGATGCAGGTCCTTGCATATCCAAGCACAGTATGCCGAACCGATTCTGGTTCTGCCTTTAGATCCTTCAGGATTCTAGCAACGGTAGACCAGGACTTCCCACGGAGCAAAGCCTGACAAAGATCAATTACCTCCTTCTCTTCCGGATCTTCTTTGATGGCCGCTGCCCTATCCTCTGGCGGTAGGTTAAGCACTCGGTCTAGAATGACCAAAGCCCGACGAGGAGATCCGTCAGCAGCATCGGTCAGGTCAGCCACCATATCCATGTCCAAAGCTTCCCTCTCCCTTTTCAGAACCTTAGCTACCAGCTTCTTAATCAGATCAGTGGATAGCCGCTCTACTGGAATCTCACAGCACCTTGTGCGTATTGTTTTGATGATTTTCTGTGGATCGGTAGTACAGAGGAAGAAGTACACATGGGAAGGGGTATCTTCAAGGATTTTCAATGCGGCGTTCTGTGCATCCTTTGTCATCTGGTGAACTTCGTCCATCAACCAAATCTTGCAGTCGCCTCCAGTAGGAGCCATGTTTATCTTCCTAGCAATGTCCCTGATGGTATCGACTCCACGGAAGTCGGAGCAGTTCAATTCTCGTAGGTCCATTTGGCTACATCCCAATTCCTTGGCTAGTATGCGAGCTAGTGTAGTTTTGCCGCAACCTGACGGACCGTGAAAGAGGCAGGTATGTGGCAAGGTCTGTCTTTTGAGCATATTCATTAAGGTGCGGACAGTCGCTTCGTTTCCTACCATATCCTTCAGCGTTTTCGGTCGGTGTCGTTTGTACAGCTCCTTGCTCATAGTCCTTTCCTCCTCAGGTACATACAAAGTGTAATTCCAACGCTAATCCCACAGAAGACTTCTTTCATATCTCTACCTCTTTCTTCTGATACCAGTTCCCATCGACAGGAGTTACCTCTGCTTCTATCTCTATAGGAACACAGATCCATTTCCACGCCTTCTTCAGGTCAACGGTCATGACCTTCTTTGCTAAGGCCAAGTAGTCACCGAGTTCCTCGTCGGGCACATCTGCAACGATGCTGTCATGGATCTGTCCGACAAGCAGAGTCTTCATCCCTCGTCGTTTTATCTCCTTCTGCAGACGGATGAGACTCCATAGTAGGCAATGGAATGCTGACCCTTGTATTGGATAGTTGATGATCTCATTCCTGAGCATGTATCCCTGACAGATAAACCCAGTCTTTGACAGTATCCATCCCCGTTCCCTATATTGTTTTACCCAGCGATTCCTCCACTGGTGATACACTCTAAATCGCCTTTCCCAAAAGTCATTCTCCACACTCTGGATATGAGCAAGAAATGACCCACGAGGGGGTCTGCCATTTTCCCCCAGCTCCCCTAGTCCACGGATGCCATGGGACTCTAGGTGATCGTACAGACTGGTCCCATCCTCAAGGGTAAGATTTAACTCTCCTATCATACCCCACAACTCTCGCGCACGTTCTGTGTAGGTACTCCCATAGAACTCAGGAAACACAAACCCATTCTTGCCGCAGTAGCGAATGGTCTTAGTGACTTCCTCCTGTGGTAGCAGGTACACTTCCATGGCCATGTCCCTGTGCATGTCTGTGGAGTTGTCATTGAGATATGACAACATGCGAGGATCCTTGTGATAACAGGCAGCAACACGCACTTCGATCCCACTGTAGTCTATCTCAACGAGACGATGACCTGGTCGTGCGATAAATGCTTGCCTAATGATCTTAGCTATCTTAGGATCACGCACTGGGAAATTATGGAAGTTTGGCGAGTCAGAAGAGGACCGGAACGTCTTAACCAGATGGAGGTTGAATACAGGATGGATCAGACCTCCCGTTTCCCATACCGATCCATTGAAGAACTTTGCGGGGACTACCTCATGGTGGATGCCCTGGAGAAAGGTGTTGCGGGTCTTCTGCATCTTACGAATGGTCATGCACCGCTTGACGAATGGGTGATTGATCGTCGCAAGAGTCTTCTCATCCGTCTTGTGCTTTCCTGACGCTGTTTCTGCAGGACACTCATGCCCAAGCACGTCGAACAGAATAGTTCCTAGTTGAGTGTTAGAATCGAAATTTGTCCTTTCCTTGTAGTAGGTTTCCCACACCTTCCCTACTGTTGAGGATCGTAATGATCCTTGCAGACGCTTTATCTTCGTATCCAACCTCTCCATTGTCCTGTCTAGATACTCGGTATCTATCCGGATGCCATTGGCCTCGACCTGAGCAAGAGCAATTGCTCCTTGATGGAGCAGGTCATATGCTTCTTCCGTATGAGGAAGATTATTCATGCCGATCTTTCCTTTTGCTGATGGATTAAAATCTTGTATCCCAATAAGCTATCAAGTCCGTTATACATAAGGAGAGGTTCTATTGGAGCCTCTCTGATACGGTTGAAGCCATCCCTTGTTGACGATCTGAGGTAAGGCGCAATGTGACTTGAGTAGTCAGGAATTCCCAGACGGACAAACGCCTGGAACTTCAGAGAGGTTACTCCAGGACGGTTATCAAGCCTATGAGCATCAAGCATCGTATCTCTATACCAAGGCGTCACATCATGCCCAAGGATTGCATGAGTCCACCGTTGTTCGAATTTCAGGTTATGTGCCACTTTCCGTAGTCGCTTTGACTGGAGAATCTTGCTCAGCACTTTGTGGTGTCGTGGATGGAGTAGTACGGAGAAGGTGTCCTCCCCATCGAGACAGAAGGCCACAGTCACAATCTCATGCCCTCTCCTGTCGGGCTTGACCCCAGTAGTCTCATAGTCAAAGGACAGGTACCCCTTCTTTCTTGATAAGTCCTTCAACCTCAGATATGCCTGTTTTGGTTTGTCTATCACCTCCACCTGAGCTTTCAGTCTGTCGAGTGTGTCTGTTGGCAATGAAACCTTCTTCTTCAGCACTGCTTCGGATAGATGGTCGACCATTATTTTCCTAAGTGTAGGGTCTTCCCTACCTCCATGCCTTTGACGTAACAGGTAGGATGGATGGTAGGTAGGGCAGACCCAAGCGGAGTAGGTATGAAACGGGATTTTCCACCCTACCCATCTGGATATAGCTCCTACATCCTTCTTCCATTCATCTGCCAGCAGAGCACTCGTTGCGGTCATCCCTAAGGGAATGATCACATTGGGTTTCAGGTCATCGATTGTCCGGAGCAGGTTTGGTCTACAGTATCCTAATACCTTTGGAGACAGCTTGTTCTTAGGAGGATGACAGATGACTGCGTTTGTCACGGAACATTCGTCCATGTCTATAGGGATCTCGGAGAGGAGATCTCGCAGGAGTTGTCCTGATGGCCCTACAAATGGACATCCTTGCTTGTCCTCTTCCTCCCCTGGAGCCTCTCCAATGAACAGTATCTTCTTCTCCCCTGTTCCCGATGGTTCCATTCGTGGAGAGAAGCATCCTTTGTGGAGACCGCATTTACCACAGAGGGGAAGCAGGGAATGGAGGACCTCCCCTCCTTCTAACTCTTCGATGCTAAAGAATCCCATCAGCTTTTCTCCAGGTTCACTACGAACTCGGTATCCTCATCGGTGATCTTCATCTTCATCCCACCTATCTCCACTTGATGTGATCGGGAGAGGATGTCGTGTAGAAGATCCGAGTTCGTTGTGAAGGCAATTTTCTCTCCCGAGTATTTGACCTTCTCTCTCTCCTGATACCAGCCTCCCTCCTTCTCCGTTTTCACAACGATCATGCCCTTCCTTATTGTGATGTGGGCTTCCCTCGACAGAATTCCAGATGCACTTTGTTCCTCCATGACGGAGGCACGTTCAAGGACGTCCTTCAATGTCTCAGGAAGCTTGATCTTTTCTCCCCGCACGTCAAGGATCCTGTCCATCGTTTCCGCGTCGAAGTAGTCGAGCAGAGCACAGCAGACGGAAAGGAATGTATTGTCCTCTGTCTCTGCGTGGAACCACCCCTCCTGGATTGAAGCTTTTGTGAGGTTCGTTCTGCCTATGTTCTCCAGCGGAGACGCAGGTATAAGCACCTCTCCCTGCAGACCAGTGTCTACACGGGCCCTGTATAGTCTGTTCCCGTCGGTTGCTTCTACAAGGGAAGGCGTGATATGTACGTGGGTCGTCCGTGGATTGGAATGGTCGTGAGAACAAATCCGTGACGCCTGAACCAGGTGTCTGGTGAGTTCCTCGGAGACGCGATGCATCTTACCCGGAGTAGGTACGTCGGTGAAGGGAAGCACAATCTCTTGGGCGACAGTGATCCCTGCTCGTTTGTTCTTCCCCTTGATGATGAGTTCGCTCCCTTGGACTGACAGGTCGATTTCCTCATCGGGAACCCCTTGCAAAACCTTACGAAAGTCCTCGCCCGGAACCGCAGCCTCGAACCCAACATCGAATTCGAGCGAGGCCATGGTCTCCCCATCGAATGTGATCATCATTCCATCCTGAAAGATGAAGCAATTCGATTGCTCCAATGTCTCAGTCTTTACGATCCCATAGTCTCCTCGGCGAAGCACCTCGAGCAGGTCATTCCTATTCATCCTCATGCTTACTCCTTTCGATTTCCCGTCTCCTCTTCTTGCTCAGTACACGCAGATTCCTGTGGGAGAACCTGAACCTAGAGAACAGTACATGCTCATAAAGCCTCTTGTTCTTCATGTATCGAACGTTGTTCGATATTCCTGCTAGGTAGATGATCACTTGAACAGTCCTTTCCCGCTGCCTGGCTTCACCGTCCTGAATATGCTCCAAGGCCATTCAGGAATGATCTTCTCCAGCTCCTTGTATAGGATGATGTTCACGTCTTTCCTATAGTGCAATGTGTTCGTAACCCCATGCTCCAAGATGACTTCTACTTCCTCTCCCTTTTTGTGCCAAAGCTCTTTTCGCCTTCTCAGTTTATAGTCTGGTCCCACCTTCTTGATCTCACTCCTGCCTAGTGGGACGTCAATACTCTCGAGGAAACGGATGATGTATTTTCTTATATGGGTTGGCATGTAGAACAGGTGTTCCTCTTTCCTCTTTGTCTTTCCTTGCAATGCTTTATAGGTCACCGATACCTGCATGGGACGCTTCCAGTCTGGCTTCCCTTTCTTTGGGAAAGGAACAAAGATCCTGCCGAAGCGTGAGGTATCTATCCATGTCTTACTGTCGACGCTGTACCATGGATACCTGTACATGATATCGAAAGACGTCATTGCGAACCCATGGACCTTCACTCTAGGCATGCCGTCCTTATCTGTCAGCTCATCTTGCCACAACCTGTCTAACGCAGGAATGAGAACAGATGCTCTAGTCGGATGCATCCCTCCTATGCAGATGTAGTCGTATCCCTCATCGATGTAGCGTCGTAGCCATTTGACGTCTCCTCCGCCGAAGTGCCAAACGGGTAGAGGATGTACTCCCTGAGCTTCTAGCCACTTCTGATTCTCGTAGGTCAGCTCAGGGTTGTTGATAACGTCTAGGTTGGAATAGCCTGCTACTACCTCCTCATGTTGCTTAATCCAATCCACATATCCTTGTCGATAGAGTTTGTACTCCTCCGTCTCTACGTAGGAGAAGTCGTCCCACTTCCTGTTCTTCATACTAGACCCCATAACCGTATCCCCTTGGCGTACTTTCGAGAATCGGTTGTATAGGGATGGTGCTCCACAGTCAAAGAAGATCTTCACCGACATAGCTTCTCATCTCCTTTTCTATGTTTGAGATTGCGTATCTTCCTTTCTCTCGCAGTTGGTTTCTCGTCTGTTGTGCTGCATCGGTGATGAGTGGATCAGGCAGTCCCAGGATCTTCAGCTTCAGTTCTTCCATAGTGCTGTATCGCAATCCTGGGTGGTACATCTCTTGATAGGAAAGTCTATCAGGTACGAAAGGGATACATCCTGCAAACAAGCTCTCCTGCATAGCGATACCCCAGGTCTCCTGCTTAGCAAAGGATACAGAGATACCAGCCTTACGAAGGAGGGCATAATACTCTTTCTTGCTTGACGTGACCTCCTTCGAACAGACCACCTCGTAACCTCCACCAAGCATCCTCCGCAGCTCCGCGACCTTCTCCGGTTGCTTCTCTGGATCCATCCTGTGAGGAAAGACGATGAGGTGAGGATCCTTTACTTGGTCGGCTCCTTCCTCAGGGAAGATTGGGAAGCCCGTTACCTTGATCTTATCTATCAGGCCCAGGTGGTCTTGTGTTAGTACTTGGCCAATGTGAGAGTTGAGGATTAGGTCCTTGTGGAATTTGGTTGCTACGAACACCCTATCCGCCACATCGAACAAGGACTGCTCCATCTTCCCTGCCCAAGACACTACCCCTTTCTGTGATAGGAAGTCCGCTGGGTCCCAGCAACCAGCATGGAGACATCCGGCGATCTTGAATTTAAGACCAGCACAGGAACGGATGTAGCCTAGGTGGAACACCGCTGGAGACCAGAGGTCATGAAACAGAATCCAATCATCATCCTCCTCCCCAAACTCTGAAGAATACATCCGTCCAATGAGGTCCGCCATCTGAGTCGCCTTGAACCAACAGGTTCCATAGACATCGAGGAAGGATCCAACCTCTATCCGTTTTGTCAGTGTAGGAACATCGACAAACGAGGTCTCGCTCGTCGGAGGCCAGAACCAACTAAACCACTCCCTCCACTGAGCAGAGTATCGTTCCTCCAATGGCTCGATGGGCATTTGGATGACTCTCATTCGATTGCTCCTGTCTTCGCGGCGATAGCCAATGACATACAACCCTCTGCCAAAGTGGAGTAGAATTTCGTCGCTGCTGTCTGGATCTGGTGCCCTACGACAGCTTCCGAAGGCAAACGCACCTGGTAGAGTTCATACCATCTCCAGTCCTCCTCCCTCACCCCATTCCAAGTCGTAATCTTCTGATCGAGGAAGGAATAAGGTAAGTAGGAAGGAAGGAGTCTTGTTGGTCGGGGCGTGAGCGAGATGCCTTGTGTCGGCAGGTCCTCAAACCCCTTCGTCCCATGGTACGGTTGGAAGAACTGACCCAGCCCGCCGTATGTCCCATTGCCGGCGATCCGAGGAGTCAAGGCGTCTGGATCAAGACCATACTGACGGAGGAAGTCTCCAGAAGCTCTCAGGGTCTGTATGGTTTCACCAGGAAAGAATGTAATGCAAAGCCACAGGATAGGAACCTCACACACCTCATATAACCGAGCAGCGCGGTTAGGTCCTGGTTTGCCCATCTGTTTTGAGAGCATAGGATCTGCTGTCTCTAGTCCGACCTCGAGGAGCTTGAACCCCGCCTGCTTTAGGATCTCACTCCCATATTTCCTGATGAAAGCCAACAAGGTCATCCTCTCTGCAAGGACTACCAGGTTCCAATCGTAGTTGAGTTCAAGAAGGATGTCGCAGATGGCTTTTGCTCTTTCGATGTCGAAGAAGAAGTCCTCGTCACCAAAGTGAAGATTGGGCTCTCCGTGCTCTCCCATCCAGATCAGATTCTCCCTGACCGTTTCTAAGTCCAGGACAATCCGTTTGTGTTGGTTCACTGTTGCAGGACAGAATGCACAACCCTTTGGGCACCCATGACTGGTAAAGAATGGCCAAAGGCGGTTGCCCTCCTTGACCAGATTCGATAGGTGCATATCGGAGTCCGAGTACAGGATTGTCTTGTACTTATGCTGACGCTTTACGAATGCACCGAACCCAGCCTTCAACAGATCATCGGAAGGCCGGAACAGTGGGAATCCCATGGCGGTGATCAAGGGATTGTAACCAAACACCCTCGCCTTTCCCTTCGGTAAGAATTGAAGCATCGCCGCGACGTGTTCGATCTGAGGGTAGCTCCACAAAGCAATCAGGTACTCCTCCGCCTGTGGAAGCTTGTCTAGTTCAGCTGCACCGAACTCCTCAATCAGAAATGAGTCCTCGATTGCTGCTTCCAAGACAAACGGGAAGTAACAAAACCCTCCCCTGTTGAACTGTGAACTCACTGGGTCGATGATACAAGTCTTAACCTTCATTCCGCTGTAGTCTTGCTCCATTTTCTCCATCCTCCCATACTTCGCACCAGGTTGCGTAAGGTGTTGCCTTCAGGATATCCTCCGCGAACATCTCACAGCTCATAGAGAACGCCTCGCCTTTCCCTTCCCATTTCTGTACTATCTTCTTCAATCGTTCCTGTTCGATGAAGAACTCTCGGTCCCTGTCGTTATGGTCAACTGGGATGCCTATCTTGACGTAGAAGACATGGCGGTGAGGATGTCTTAACCAAGCTACCTCGATCGGCGCGTCAGCCCATTGGTGTAGGGCGACGAATTGTGTCTGAACCATGATCTCTTTTCTGAAGGACATACCACCTCCTAATCTATGAGTGAGAACAGCTCGCTTCGTGTTGTTGCATCCTCTTTGAAGGCACCGACGAGGCTGGAGGTTACCATTTTACTCTCCTGTTTCTCCACACCTCGAGAGGTCATGCAGAAGTGTTTCGCTTCCAATACGCAAGCAGCTCCACGAGGCTGTAGACAATCCATGATCGCCCCTGTGATCTGTTGGCACAATCTCTCCTGGATCTGAAGTCTGCGACTGTACACTTCTAATATCCTCGCAAGCTTAGATATCCCAACAACCTTTCCATTCGGCAGGTATGCTATGTGAGCCTTCCCGAAGAAGGGAAGCATATGGTGCTCGCAAGTGGAGTAGAACTCGACGTCCTTTAACAAGACCATCTCATCGCTACTGTCATCCTCAAAGACCTTGAGCACGTCCTCCGCCTTCTGATGGTATCCTCCGTAGAGCTGGTCCCAGGATCGGACGACACGTTCAGGCGTCTCGAGTAGTCCTTCTCGGTTTGGATCTTCCCCTATGTATTGGAGGACTCTCCTGATGTTCTCGGTAGGGCCGATTTCTCCTTGGTCAATTTCCCAAGGAAAAACCAGCCATTCCCACCCTTTCTCATCTAGTTCCTTCCGAGAATAGAGAGCCACAACAGGCTTGCCATATCTACTATTGTAGTATTCGGCCGTTTTCCCTGTGTCAATAATATCATCTACTAGCAGATCAGCAGATTCTGGAGAAGACACGAGCACCATTCTTTTCTCATAACACGCCTTCCAAAGCAATGCAACATACGTTCCTCCTCTTGGAATGCCCCAGATTCGAATAGGGGGACTGTCTGTCTCAGGATGAAAATCAGGATGAGTCTTCATCAGCCATCTGTATCGTTCTTTAACCCTCTCAAACAACTCTCCCCATGAGAGCATCTTCCTTATCTGATCCCGATTATCTTCTGGGTTTGCAGGGATAGTTTCCATATTGGGTTCTCCTTTACGAATTGGACGGCTGGCTCGGTATCTCCAGAACAAGGCTGGATGTAATAACGGAGGAACCGGTCGCCCAGTTGTAATGGCAAGGTCTTTAGTCGTTCCTGATCTACTTTTGGACTGAGGACTACCTTTAATTCATCCCCTTCCCACTCAGGATCTTCAAAGTACGGTTCGCAATTTTCTACATCAATCTTTGGAGAAACAGTTACCCACAAGATTCCTTGGAGACGAAGGTATTGCATATCCGGACTATCGCAGATCCGTCCATTCGTTTCTATGCAAACAGAATTGCCGTATCGGTGGTGGAGAAGAAGAGCCAGGCCAAACCAATCTTGGAGAGTCGGTTCTCCTCCCGTGATAACAAAAAGAGGGGCACGGGCTTCTTCAGTGACATTCTCCTCCAGAAGCTCATCAACAGTTTCGAACAACCCCTCCTTTGTCAATCGTGCTTGGAACCGGTGATCGGTATCGCACCAAGGACATTGGAGATTACATCCAGATAAGCGAATGAAAATGGCAGGCCAACCAGTGAAGTAGCCTTCTCCTTGTAGTGAGTAGAAGACCTCATTGACATGAAAGGTTGGGTTTCTTTGTTCTGGTGGAATATATTCATGGTTGTATGTCAGGGAGTAAACCATACGATGTTCCCTTCTGACTCTTGTACGGAGACCCTTGTTACTTTAGGAGGACCAGGAGGAACCTCCGATCCAAGCCACGCAGATATAATGACGGACTGAACTGCTCCATGAACCCATTTGGCAATTTTCTCCGCTGTAGGATTGCCCGGCAAAACATCGTTTAGATTCTCATGGTCCATAACTTTGATCACATCCTTAATACGAGAGAAGTCAATCAGCATATCGTTCTGATCTAAAACTTCTCCTTCTACCTCCACTGTGATAATCCAGTTATGGCCATGGAGGTTTTGACATGGAGAGTCGTAGTCCAATTCAAGACGGTGACTTCCTGCGATCTCGACCCTTTTGCTTAGATGGTACATTTCAGGATCTCCTTTCCATAGACAGGGACAAGGGAAGCAGGCCTAAGGACCAATCTGTCCCAATTAACCTGCTTCCCCAGGCGCTAATTGCCTTGTCCCCGGTGACCTGTTACTTCTCACCCCTTCGAACACGAGCCTCGTGGAGGTACTTGTCGGCGCGCTTCTCGATCCAGTCAGCGTCAGCTTCAGGATCCTTGCCCTTCTCAACATACCTGTCCTTCAGCGCATTCCTGATCTTCTTCTCCGATGCTCCCTCGTCAAGCATCTGGTCCACCAGAGTGTGGTTGGCAATGAAGGTGCCCTTCTCCTTCGGAGGTGCGCTGGGCTTCTTCTCCTTCGGAGGTGCAGTCGACTTCTCTGCAGCTTTCAAGCACTTCTTGGAGCAGTAGGCTCGCTCTGTTACTTCACTGACCTGCGCCTCCTCTTCGGCAATCTCCTTGCCACACGCAGCGCATGTCACCATGGCCTCCTCTTCCTCATCACAGGCCTCCTCTTCCTCATCGAAGGAGAACCCGAGGGTCTCGAGGTACGTGACCTGCTCGTCGGTCAACATTACCTCGTCGGGAACGCCGTTCTCCTCAAGGAAGCTTTCGATTGCTTCCCCGGCCCTCGCTGCCGTGATCTTCTTTGGATAGCTGATCCCCAGCACATCCATCAGTTCGAGTACATCTGACTTCTTCATTTCTGCCTCCTTGCCTTTCCGGTTTCAGTTCTTCGGTCCCAGTGACTTTATTCACCTATATTATCCTGATTGACTCCTAAAAGGACCGCCCTCAGGAAATTTTCTAACACGCACAACAAAAGGCCCTACCAAGCCGAAGGCATTGGCCTACATGCAAGCAGCGACGATTGTTGTATTCGCCCTCACGAAGGACAATCCAATTCAATCGCATGATGCCCTCCTCCTTCTCTTTGCTCGTCTGGTTCAATCCCACCATACCTGTCACATGAGCCAGCTTCCGTTTGTCCTCAGAGAAGTTCGAGGCTTCAAGGAGCCCTTGTCCGTAGCTTGTTGCATCCGCCTGTGTAGGGGCTATGACCAGACAGTGCCTCTCCTGACTCAAACGACGCAATGCTTTCCATGTCGTGTTTACCTGATCCCTTGTCGTCATACTGAGGGACCCTGGTTCAGGTGCAAGGATATCAGGGTAGTCTATCAGGATTACGTCAGGAACGAAATCCCTGTGCGCTTCCCACTGGTCTAGGATGGCATGTATATCCTGAACACAGACAGAGGAGTTAGCGTGGACAGATACCATGACGTGCGACACACCTGATCGGATCCCATTCGACCGCATAAACCTCCGAACTGCCTTCTTGCTAGCCTTAGGTCCGATAGCAACTTCATGCTTTTCAGTGATGCATTCTACCTCTGCGCCTGTGTCCGTCCTTCTGATCTTAGCAGGGACAGCAATCAGGCCAAGATGACTTCGATACATTGGACGACCTGAAAGACGCACAGCCAGTCGCCTCATGATCTGTGACTCGCTCATATCGCCCACCTCGAACAAGGCAACCTTCCTCCTTTGCTTCGCTGCTCGATACACAAGCTCAACACACCACCAAGTCTTCCCGCGCTTCTCTGGAGCTAAGACAGCGATGAGCCCATCCCGACATAGCGCATTACCAAAAAACTCGTTTGCAGCCTTGTTGTCCCAAGTGATCAAAGGGTGTTGGGATTCTGCAAATGCCAAGTCCCAAATATCCTCATCGTTCAGTGGGTCTATCCCCATACTCATTTTCGTTGGAGTTGAGGAGAACTTTACTATAGCTTCAGTTGCTGAAGCAGTATCTCCTTCTGTTAGGTGGTACTCAAGTTCGTCCTTCAGTACCTCCATTCTCCTCCTGTCGAAGTGGGCTGCTGCTGTGTCAAGCAGATATGGTACGTTGATGTCTCCATCCTCATCATATCTCTTTGACAGAAGCGACAGCACGGTGTGAAGTGACTCCTTCATCTCATCGCTGCCCTTGCCTTCATTGACCCATCCCTGGTAGATAGATTCAATGTTCGACCCTGGTGCCTCCCTATACTGCTCGTAATACTCAAGACACCATTTGGATATGAGTTGCAAATGTCGAGCCTCAAACAGATCAGGATCTACTACAAGGAGAGATTGAGACAGGAATTCCTTGGAGACGACCATCGCTGTTGCAATCCTCTGTTCTGTGAATGTGTCAACCCTTCGACGCCTCATCCATAATCCTCCTGATAATGTCATCTGGTCCAATGTTTTCCCGCCTCATAACCAAGTGTAGATATCGCTTGAAGTTCTTCCCTCCTGGTGCAAATACCATCAGGTCCCCTCCCCAGTCAGACCAGGACGAGCTTTGCCAGTCGATCCACATAGCATAGCCAGGGAACAGGTTGAATCCCGTGAGCAGGTTATCCTTGTAGAAACAACAGTCCTTTTCCGTAACCTCCTTCCTGAGCAACTTCACTACCTTCTGTCGGAACTGGCGGATAGATCGGACAAGAGGTGGCAGGGTGTCGAAGTCGGTTGCAGCGTGTCCAATTTCATGGGACATCTCCTTCCGTCTCTTTTGTTCGAATTTGGTGAGACGGATCGGTTCCGTTTTCTTACTCTCCTCCTTGATCCGAAGCATAGATGTTTCTATCTCCCAGAACTTTCCGATGAATCCGCGAGCAGTAATTGCTTGTGGGATGTATTCAGGGAGGTATTTTCGGTAATACGGTTGGTTCTCCTTGTCGAATTGGGAGCTGTACCAGGACAGAACAGCCCTCATCCTTTTGAATGGGATAGAATTAGCATTAGCAAATCGTTTCAGCAGGTTTCCCCACTTCTTGAATGATGGGGTAGGATTCCTTTTTATGCTGGTGGCCTCATAAAACTCCTTAGCTATGATCTCCCACTCACTCTGCTTCGAGGCGGACGCCTCGCAAGCAATGTTATTAGTCTTATTAGTCTTTGTACTATATGCTAATCCTTGAGGATGAGGCTGGCTAATCCTTGAGGATGAGCATTCCTCATCTATCTTCACCGCTATTCTTGACCACGCCGTCCTTAAAAACCTCCTCCTCCCATCGCTTTTGGTTCGGATTAGGAGACCTAGTCCTTCGAGCTTTCGGATCATTACTGATGCTCGGTTTTCCTTCACCTGCAGGATATTTGCCAGGTAGGCATTCGATGCGAAGCAATCCTGCCCACTATTCTCCACCATGGAATCTATTACCGAAAGCAGAACCACTTCCTTGCAGGTCACGACCCCTTCTTCCAATAAAGGGAAGAGTTCTGGTCGGACCCAACAGCCTCGGAAGAATCTTTTGTGCGTTTCACTCATAGATCAAGTTCCTCCATGATCTGGTCCGCCTCCTCTTGTGTCATGTCTCCAGGATCGCAGTCTATCCCAGTTATGATCTCGGTCCATCCTGGCATTGCTGCGAGCCAGCTTGCTAACCGATTAGCTTGTCGCTGTTCTACTACTCCAGGATCGAACATGATAAATCGTCGAGGGAAGGCACTGAGGATGTGAGCTTGCTCCTCTTTCCAGTCGATCCCCAGGAGAGCAACAGCTCCAGGCCCCATTCTCCATACGTCCCCTGGACCCTCAACGATGAGCACCCCTTGGTTCGGTCGTAGTTTCTCGATCCCGTACAGCAGCCTACGAGGGTCTTCCTTCATTGCTGAATTAGTAGTGGTTCTCCATCGAGGTTTTACTTCTGGAGACACAGCACGCCCTGTGTAGGCTACTGTAGTTCCGACCGCATTCTTGATAGGGGCGATGACTCGCCAGTTCCATTCGGCTGATAGGTGCTTTGTTCCTAGCAGAGACCAGGTCTTCTCGAGGGCCTTGGCGTTGTACCCTCTGTTACGTAGATATTGTTTATGAATCTGAGATATAGGACCAGCACCAGGAACGGGCCTTATTTGCCCTGTACGGGTTTCGGTTTTGGTAGGTAGATTGTGTACCCTCGGGGGGCGGAGATCGTATTTATCGAGGGTTGTAGGGATGGTATGGTGGAGGTGAGCTGGTAACACCTCCCTGAGCCAGTTCCTCACAGAGTGCTTACCGCATCTCCAGCAGTTCATCGCCCCTGATTCGACTGAGAACCCGAGGTGCCATCCATACGTCCCATCAGTGCAGAATGGACAGTGGGTCTGAACCCATCCCTCGTGGCAGTGGTGGTGCCCTTCCTCGAGGTGAGGTAGTCCCATCTCTTCGCATAGCCTGGTGAAATCAATCATCGACGTATTGCTCCAGCATACGGATGATAACTTCACGCATGGAAACGCCCTGGAGGAAACACCTGGTTTTGAATCGTTTCTTGAGGTCCTCTGGTATGTCCCAGATCAGTAGTGTCTTCGTCCTCGGTTTCAGCCTTTCTTCGTACGTCGTCTCCTTTGTCTGTTCCTCCAATTACCTCTCCTTCCTGTTCATTTGCTGTACGAGTTCTGTCAACGTGATGCTTCTTCTCATACTTTGCTTCACCGTCTCTCCATCAAGCACTCTGGCTAAGACCTGCCGCTTCTGTTCAATCAAAGCCCAGATGTGCTCGTCGATTGAATTACGAGCGAGCAGGTAATAGGCTGTGATGGCCTCAGCTTCTTGCCCTATCCTGTTCACTCTGTCCTCAGCCTGGTCGTGAACTGCAGGCGTCCAAGCCATCTCGAGGAAGAGAACAGTAGATGCAGCAGTAAGAGTTATTGCCTCCCTGTCTGCCTTCAAGCTGCCGATGAAGAGTCGTATTCTATTATCCTTTTGGAACTTAGCTACCTGAATCTTCCTCTCCCTACCACCTTTCCCTCCTATTGCACTTACCTTAGCGAAGTGCTTTGTCAGCAGATTGAATATGATGCGATGATGGCAAAAGACGACGAGCTTCTGGTCCGTTGAGGACAGGAACTCTTCGATCCATTGGATGCCTGTCTTTGCTTTACCTACCGCAGCAAGCTTTTTGAGCTGTCCTATACGAACAAAGCCTACAGCACCTTCTGCCTTTTTTGCTCTGTCCTTCCCCACCTCTTTTTCATACCAGGTCAGGAAGTCATCTCTTGCGTGAAGGTAATCGTTCATGTTGTCAAGATCTACCAGGATGGGAACCCGTTGTTTAGGAGGCAGTTCTGTCAGCACCTCCGTTTTCATTCTCCGCAGCATGAAGGAGGAGACTCTCTTGTGTAACTCCTCCGTGTTTGTTGCCCCGTCGAACGTCCATCCCCTTCCCTTGAATCCTCGCTTAGGGTTACAGTACCTGAAAGCATACTTCCAAAAGGAGGAGAACTCCTTTGGATAGAGCATGTTGAGTACAGGGAAGAATTCAGAGGGTCGGTTGAGGATAGGGGTTCCAGACATTGCGATGATATGGGGAACAGCTTTGGCAAGTTTCTTGCAGGACTGCGTTCGTTTCGCTTGCCTGTTTTTGACATAGTGACACTCGTCCAATGCAAGTACCTTTGGTCTGAGTTCTGTGAGAGTCTCTTCCCAGTAGGACAGGATATCGTAGTTCACAATGATTATGTCCTCGTATACCTCCTGCGGTGTCTTTCCTGACAGCACTTGGCATCGCATCTGTCGGGTATGTTGTTGAATCTGTCGTTCCCATTCATACTTCGCGTTCGCAGGGCAGGCAATTACAACGGGTCTTGCTTCCGGATGTAGTGCTAGCCAGCCCAGAACCTGGATCGTTTTACCCAATCCCATGTCATCACCCAGTAGAGCTCTCCCATTCGTCTTCTCCAAGAACCAAATACCCTTTGCCTGGAAACGTCGAGGCTTGGTTCGTAGGACTTTTCTCAGTCTGGTTTTTAGAGGCATTGCTTCTTCTTCAGACTCTGTGATCGTCAAGGGATCATGCGATCTAGCATACTGTTCACGTTTTGGAGCTGACGAGTAGCTCCATCTTTCCCTCCAACCTTTTGATGTGTTCTTTTGCCCACTTATCGTTGGCCAGTAGTGTCCTGATTTGATTTTCCAGAGCCTCCACCTGCGCGGCTAGGAGGAGAGTAACATTGTCGGATGCGGCTGCTGCTGTTTTGTTCCTTGCTCTGATGATGTCTGTGAGTGCCATTTTGGTTCTCCTGTTTTGGTTTCATTAGTTGAAGTAATTATGGACGCATCGTTCACTCCTCTCCTTTGTATATCAAGACGGCGTCACATTCTTCGCACCACACTAGTGACCTCTTGAATTTTCTCAACCTCCATATGAGCAAGGCCATTTGAAATCGTTCTCTTGGTCTGTTTCAGATTTGATTTCCCAAAATGTTAGCAGGGCAGTTGGTGTAAAGTAGCTTCGTGAATAGATCTTAGGCTTCGACAGGAACCATGCTACGGGGTCTTCTGTCTCTACTATAAGTGATGTTGTTTCACGCGATGGTTTACAATAGTCTAGCCATCCCATAACAGTTACCAAAAATTTCTTCTTCCCCATCGTTTCACTCCTCTCCTTTGTATTCGGATCCTTCAGGACAATTCTCCCAACCGAAACATTGGTACTCAGGATCATCGTCATCTACCCAACAACGTCCTTTGAGGAAGGTAGAGCAACGGAGATCCCCGTATGGAAACCGTCCGTTCTCATTCTTCCCTTTGGCTAATTCTGCCAATACCTTCTGTTCTAGGACCTTGAAGGCAGGCAGGTTTTGAAAGTTTGGACTCTGTGATTTGAAGTGATGTGATGTGATTGTTGGTTTCATCGTTCACTCCTTTCCTTCCCCTTTCTTTATGCCCTGCCCGGGAGTCGAACCCAGGACGCCGTTCCTGCCTATCAGGCGGATGAGATAAGGTTACGGCTCAGGGCTAGGAGGGCTTTCCCCTCCCAGGTGCATTGTGGCACCTCCTTGGTTTGTCGTTTGGTGTAGATGTCCTACACGGATCTACACTCTATTATCCTTCACAGGCTAGCTGACACCTCTTCCCAGGCCAGGTTGAGCCTATCAGTATCCCATCCCTGCTTCTTCATGTAGGAGCGAAGTGCTCTCCTACTTGTCTTTGGTGCTTGTGGCCTGAGGATATCCACCAATTCCGCCGGGGCTTCTATACACGCATTGACTAGCACTCTTGCATCTTCCCCGAGGTCCCTCATGAAAGAGGACAGCCATGATTCCTCCGCGGGATGGTGGAACACGGGATCGGACAGGTCTGTTGGGATTTCCCTATGTGTCTTTGGACTCATGCAATGTGACTTCATCCCGCGCCAGGCTCTGTTGTACACCTCAGTGGATAGGGCAGACTTCTCAGGGTCGTAATCTCGAAGCCTGTGGATTACCCAGTACCAGCCTATGGAGACCAGCTCATCGAAGTCTTCTATAGGATGTGTGTTCTTCATGCTGTGCGCAATCTTGTAGACCATGTCCTGGTACTGTTCTACCAAGCTTCCGTCCTGTATCATCTCTTGAACCTCTGCATTCGTCGGTCTGCTCTTCTTCATGATTAACTCCTTTCCTAAGACTTGGCAGGTTAATTGTTGGAGGGATAGGGAGATCCCAACAGGATCTCTCGGAAGCGGTTTATCCCTTTTATCTGTCTGTGTGCTGGGCTCTTTTGTATTACGAAGGTGAAGGCATTATACAACCCCCACGCCGTCCTTTCGTCATGATCACGGAATGTCGGCTTGTGGTACTCTTTGTCTACTGCTCCTATCCTCGACCAGGTCATTAACCCTTCCCTACCAGCCTGCATGAGATGATGGTCTACCTGGTCTCTCTCTAGTCCTTTCCCTTTCATCTCTTTAGCCACGATAGGAATCTCGGCAATACGGTTTAGGTATGTGTCGATGCCCCTGCCGATCACTTCTGGAAGGTCTACATTCAGGGTGTGCCTTTTCTTTATTGCATAGTCACCTACGACCATCCCATTTGAACAAATAAACACCTCAGCACCCACAGCGAATTTGAGCGAATGATCTCCTAGGTTGCTGTGCTGCACCCCTAGGTTGAAGGCAGTTCCTTCCATCGGCTCGACGTTTGGGATGAGGAGCTGCATCCGACCGTTCAGACGCCCTAGGTTTGGACCGCTTGGGTACCAGCCCTCCTGAACGATTTGGATACCATGAGCAGAGAGCCCGTTGTGGATAGTTTCTACTAGCTCTCCATGTTGGATTCCCTTCCAGCGGTTTCCGAGGTATTCTTCCTTAATCACAGGGATGCCCTTCAGATCTTCGACATTCCAGCTTCTCTCTTTTGTTGTGATCATGATTTCTCCTTTGCAAGGTTCTTCGTTCTTAGTTACGTCCTCCAGCCCATGCCTCGAGGAACACGAAGTGGACTTGTTTGTTCAGCCAGACCAGGAACGTTTCCAGACGACCATCGCTTAGCCAAAGGACGCCCTTTATGTGGTCCCCTCGTACGCCTACATCTCCTTCCTCATCTACCTCGACCTCTGTCCACTTCCCGTTCCCGTACTCCTTCAGAAAGCCCTCCAGGTCGTGGGACTTCTGTTTCTTCACCTCCTCCTGGATAGTCAGGATGATCTCTTGTGGTGTTTTGTTCATAGCCTCTGCTCTGGTCATGTCCACCTCCCATGTTTCGTCCGCTCCTTTGTACACCCTCACGCCCATTGGCGCATCGTCAAACTGTTCAATGTAGGCGGCGAGGTGGTGATCTGCCTCTGCTCTTGCTTCCCGTGATCTGGTGTTGTGCCATTTGGCAAGCGCCTCGGCATAATTCTTGGTTAGGATAAATTTATTCATAGTGTCTCCCCATTGTTTGTTCTACTATATGTTTCCATTTGCTAACCATTGCTTCTGCGTCCTCCTTAAAATCGGACCAAAAAAGACTATAGGTAGCATATTCAATTAAGAGGTCATCTCCTAATTTTCCTAACACCCACCAAGTATCGATGTCTTCTTCATCGAAGGCGTCCGTAGTGGCGCTGAATACCATTTCGATGAGGTTCTTAATTTGGATAAGGGTTTCTTTTTTTGTCATATGTTTCTCCTTCCCCATATTACATTAGTCAACCTATTCTCCTCTCAATCGTTTTACATCTTCTACCGCGTCTGCTAGCTCCTGTACTTTTTGAGCGGAAACCAGCACAATGCACCAGGGAGGGACAACACTCCCCGTTGCAAAATCACCAATAACCTCTGCGGCCTCAATCAATCTGTCTAATGCTTTAGACCATTCAATTAGGCGGTTGGCAGTTTGATGTTCTATTTGATTGAAATCCATTTTGACAGGAGGGGTGGTTTGGGTTGTAGTCCGTAACCCCCACTGGCAATCAAGACAAATTCCAATAGTGCTGAGTTTCGCATTGCATTTAGGACAACGGTCTTCCATCATCCCACCTCCTCACCTATTTGGCCGTTTTGCCGCCTTAACCCATCCTTCCTGATCTAGATCCTTCACCTCCTCCATGATACGGATAGGGACCAATACAGACTTCCACGTTCCCCATCTGTATTCCTCTGGCATTGCGCTGTCAAGGGAAGCGATGAGATCGACGAGTTCCTGGCTAAACCTCCTCCACCTCCCGTTGCACCGGATGCTCTTTACCTTTCCCGTCGGACTCTTCATCTTGAAGATCCCATACCAGTCCTTTCCTTCAAACATGATCTGGACCTTTACTAGACGTTCGCTGGGTTGCGCATCCCTCCACATCTGTCTCATTCCTCTTAGGGCTGCTGTATTCATCCTTCCCTCCTCTCTCCATACGCCGATAGACATTCTCTCCATTGTTTTCCACAGGCCTCACAGAAGGACAGTCGTTCATAGGGCCAATGAAGAATGTCTTCACCTACCTTGAACACTCGTCCACAGTCATCGCATTGTCCTTCTCCTTCCGCCTTCTTCCATCGCGGAAAGCTTCGGTGTTGTCTCATTTCTTCCCCTTTCTAAGTTCCAGCTGTTCGCCTGGATTCATGTTAAAAACTCGATATCCTCGAGCAACGAGCTCAGCCACTAATACTTCATCACAGATATCGTCCAAAAGCACCTCCTCTTCCTTTTCCTCCCAAGGGATTCTTCCTAACTGTTCTGCGTCGAACCTTGCGTCTTCATTCGTGTATGGCTTAGACATGTCGTTCCTCCTTAGAATCGCCCAGGCCCCCCGAAGGGGGCCCGGGCTTGGCGTTGATTAGATGTCAAGGCCGGAACGGCGTTCCACAAGCCAGCGGCCGTCCGAAAGGTGTGTCGCTGTGGCGGCCTCGCCATATTCCCGCCCAGGTCCGCCATAGTAGCGGTAGATATCCATCCCGCATGCCTCCACATACCTCAGCACGTCATCGTCCGTGGCGTCGTCGGGGGCGAACACCACAGCTACCTGGACCGCCTGGGCGTCCTGGTTCGCGCATGCGGCCACATATTCGGTGAACCAGTGGTTCCATTGGTTCGTGTCTGGCTCTGCGTATGGGGGCGCCGCCGACGTTTGTCGCATGATCAGATCCATCTTGTCCTCCTCTTCCTGTTCTCAGTTCTTACTTCGTCAGTTCGTTCTCAAGGTCGGTCATGTAAGGATCAGGGGTCTTGATGACGTCGGCCATTACAGCACAGTCTAGGATATGTCCTGCAATATCTCCAGGATAGATCCAGTCAGGATCACTCATGTCATCGTCTTCGTCTCCAGCATCGTACAGGAGCTCCTCCTGCAGCCTGAAGATCCAGGCCACCTCTGGTCCTTCATAGCCGGTTTGGCGAAGGGCTTCGACTTGAGCTGTGCTGAACCAGTCTTCAGGATGCCTTCTGAATACGCGGTACAGCAATAACCGTAGTTTGTCTACTGCTCCCTCTGCTGTTGTGATCTCGGACAGTTTCATGTTTCATTCTCCTTTACTTAACGTTGACCCACTTCATCGCCGTTTGAAGTAGGTGGTCATAGTCTCCAGCAGTGGCTTCATCCATAAATGCCTTCACTGCGTCTTTGTGGCCAGCCTTATCAGGGAATTTCACCATTTTCATTTTGACTCCTTTACACGCTCAGGTCATATCACCACTGGTAGTCGTACTCGTCACAGCCGCAAGTACTCGCTGTCTCATCCCACCCCATGACAGCCCCGCATCGTTGACAGAGCTTCTTCGGCTCCTCTGGCTCTAGGGGCTCTTCTGAATCCGCTTCATAGTCGTCTCTGCTTGGTCTCTGAAGATCCTGTTCGCTCGTCGTGCTGGTGATCTGCCACTTTTTCATCCTGTCCTCCTTAGAATCGCCCAGGCCCCCGAAGGGGCCCGGGCTCTTGGGGTTAGGTTAGGCGTCGTCCTCTTGCAACTCTTCGCGCATCTCCTGGAGACACTCCAGGACCTCGTCCTCCTCGACGATCGCGCGGTAATCGTGACGAGCGTTTTCGACGACCTCCTTGGCGGCCGCCGCGAGCTCCTCGTCCGTGCTGGTCGCGGAGACGCCGAGGTCTACGGGGCTGGCGCCGTACAGCCAGTTGTGTGCCTCCCACATGCCGCCTATGCGCTCCGAATCTGTGTCGCGGAGCGCGGCCTCCAACTCATGCCTGGCGTCCTGGGCCCGTTCGGTGTAGTGGCCCCGGTGATCGTTGCCATCCCACCGTTCCTCGTATCCGTCACAGATCCTCTGTAGCAGCTCCTGTCCTTCTCCGTCACGCAGATACTCGAGAATTGACTCCGCGTCCACCGTCCCGACCTCCAGATGCAGCCGCCTACCATGGTACACCGACGCGGGCATCCCGTAGATCTCAGCCCATGTCCGAAGCTCGGCAGTCCTCTCTGCGGGGTCAACGTCCAGGATCACGGGGGCCTGACGCCTGGGACTCTGGCACGCCTCCCATTCGCAGAGATCCTCCCATGAGCAATCCGCGATCGTGACCTGTGCGGGGCTTACGTCCAGGTCTTCTCCGCCGCCCACCCGCTCGCACGCGTCGGCGTGGTCGCGGTAGCCCGCGTCCTGCGCCATGGCGTCGAGAGCGTCTTCTGGGGTCTCTCCCTCGTAGATGCCGAGATCCTGTTCGCTCGTCGTGCTGGTGATCTGCCATTTTTTCATTCTGTCCTCCTTCGGTTCGGGTAACAGGTTTCTTGCTTAGCCTTTGCAAACTGCGTATCGCGGGATCGCCAAGTCTTCGAGGCCGTCATATTGCG